ACGCAAAAACCACGCACACACGCACACACGCACACACGCACACACGCACACACGCACACACGCACACACGCACACACGTGTACGTACCTATACACACCTGCTACACACCCATGCCGTATAGGGTATGTGCTACACACCACATCTATTTAGTTTGACAAACAGTCCAACTCTGATATACATTAGATATATCAACAAAACGAAATAGCGAAATGCAGAATCAAACATTTAATTCTGGCATGTTGGAGAGTAGCCAATACCCTAATAAGTGAGGCGAAAAGCAAGGGCACCTTGGATAAGGCATACAGGCAGTTTGACAAAGCGTCCAACTACTGATAGAGTTGATACCAACAAAGCAGAAATGCTAAATCGCTGATTGACAAACAAATAGAGGAAACCAATGACTTACGATTACGTAATGACGTGGGTAGCGTACATGACTTCATGGGCAACTTACGCACATGAATCACCTATCGCATGGGTTACTAACCTACTAAACCCACTCATGAAAATTGCAGGTATGTAAACCTGCCGCGTACAGAGAGTTAGTCTCCAAGCCGGGTGCAAATCCCGGTGTACGCACTCTGCCATATATACACGTGGCAGACCTGATAAGTACGAAATTAGAAGGCTCCGCTTATCAGGTGTCCTAATCAACCCTAATCGGAAAAGGAACCTTGGCATGAACAACAAGGAAGCCCTGGAAGTTCTACTGAACAACTACAAATCGGGGAAACTGGAACGCGTCGTCAAAGAATACGGCGCTGATGAAGTGACAATCGAACTCGCCGGGACTCTGGAACTTGGTTCCGGGGAATACGACGCATGGGTAATACCGGGTGTCGAAATGCGGAAACTCAATCGCGTATACAAGGCGGTGGGTCTTGGAGATACCCGAAACTTCATTACCGGGCATTCCTACCTACCCACAGAAAAGGCTTTCATGTTCCTTGCACCTAAGGGTGAAGACATGGACATTTCACACAACCTGTTTGGAACTTTTGATATGCGGGCTGTGATGGAAAAAGCTGGAACCAACATCTACTTCATTCGATAACCCGAAACCACGAAACCACGAAAGGACATGTCCGAAATGCTCAACCCCAAAGAACTCAAAGAAGCCCTAAACCGACACCTGGAAAGCGGGGAATTGACCCGCGCTCTTGAGAAGCACCGTCTGAAGAACCTTGTGGTGTTCTTCCTGCGGGAAAACCCGGTAAGCGGCATGCGTAGCTGGGCTATCTCGGACATGCAGTACCGCCGCCTCAACGCGGTCTACGAAGACCTTGGCTTAGGCGAACTCAAGGAATACATGCGTAAGTACCGGTACGACGAAACGAAGGACATTCACAAATTCTCTACCGGCGGCGGTTACAGCATCTTTGACGCTGACCTGTTAGGCGGAGATGCAGACGGGCGTGTTCTTGAAGCGTTCAAACATGCCGGGCTTGTCATCGACTAATCGGACTTTCACTCAACAAATAAACACCGCACATTTTCACCGATAATGCGGTCGCCCGTTATGGTACTAGCCGGGGTTCGATTCCTCGGGCGGGCACGGAAAATACACAACCTAATCAGAAAGGTAACCGGGCATGAAACACCTGAAAACCCTTGCAACTATCGCTGGGCTTTGGACTGCTGTTCTGGCAACCGGGTTCGCGTTCGCGTATCAGTACACGCTTCTAGCCGAAACCCTTGCATGGGGTATCGGGGCTTGCCTAGCCGGGTTTCTAATGTTCCTGCCCCTCATGCAGGTAGCCACAGAGCCTAAAGGTAACAGGGCTTCCAAGCCTGTTGCAGACCCGGTGAAGGCTTTGGATGCTGACACCGCTGACATTCTCACCATCAACCGCCGTGCACTGGCGTAACCGAAAGGAAACGAGACAAATGGGAAACCCTCAATACATTCAGGATGCCGTAGACGGCTTTGAGAGTCTTTACGGGGAAGAACTGACCAGGCAACAGCGGGCGAACCTCGTAGAAGCATGTGAGTACGGGGAAGTCTCGCTAGGGGTTGATGCAGACCTCGCTACAGACGCGCTTATGGTATGGGGCGATTACACCGGAGATATGGAGAGTGCGCTAGATAACGTGGAAGAACTAAAAACCCTTTTGCTCAATTTCAACGGTGAAGTGAATGACCTCGACGAATACCTAGCTGGTAAGTACCTAGAAAAGATTGGTATAACAGATGAAGCCTTAGGGTCATACGTGGCTCTGTTTACCGACTTCGAGAAATACCAGAGGCATCTTGAATATGAGGGTTGGCGCTTCGCACCTTTACTAGATGGCACTACGTTCTTCGTATTCAGTGCATAAGAAAGGCTTAGAACTGTGGCAACTTTAGACCTATCCAAACCAGACTTGACCCTGCAAGAGAGCGAAGACATTCGCAACGAAGTGGCACGCTTTGAGAAGCTGTTACAAGAACGCTACGGCGCCCCGACCCCGCTTCAAAAGGCAAATCTAACCCACGCCTACCAGAACGCTGTTGAAGCAGGTATCGGGCTTGAATGCCCGGCGGATGCCCTCATGGCTTGGGGTGTACACACAGGGCTACTCTTTGACACACTTGAAGATAGGCGTGCTATAGAGCGTCTGCTCTTCGATTACGACGGTGACCATGAAGAACTTGATGAATATATACGCGAGATTTACAGCCGGTACTTCCATGTGGACGACGTTAAAGCACTACGATTCGTAGACACTAAGGCGTTCCGGGGAGAGCTTGAATATTGGGGGTGGTGCTTTGCGCCCTCTCTAGACGGCACTATGTTCTTCGCATTCAACGACTAAACAGAAAGGAATACTTGAAATGGCTTTTGAAGGTACCCTGCTTGACGACGACATAACCGCAGACAAACTAGCCGGGTGGCTGGATGACGCAAGCGCGCTACACGAATCTAAGGTGGACGAACTCTTAGTTAGGTTAGATGATTTCCCTGTACCCTACGATGAAGGGGGAGGGGTCATCCCGGATGTGGTAGAAGACTACATTGACAGTCTTCATGCAGGAATAGACAAACTGCTAGATACTATTCAGCTATTGACGCTGCGGATGTCAGACCGCATAGAAAGTTTCCATGATGATGCTGTGGAATCGCAAGACGCGCTAACGGTATTCCGTGAAGAAGTAGAAAAAGATTACATAGAGCGTGCAAGCCTTGAAACCCTGTATGAGCAGGTACGCGACATGCGGGATGGATACCACGACGACATGCCGGGGGCTATCGAAAAACTTTACAACCAGATAACGGACATGGTGGAAGGAAACTAACCATGACCGCAATAAAGAAAGCTCTGCTAGTTACTACGGTGGTATTCCTAGCCGCTGTGGCGGTAATGATACTTGGTATCTTTTTAGTAGTCGCCCCAGTTACTCTTATGGGGCTGGAAGAATACAAACAATTCGTTCGGGATTCTTACGCGGTGGTGGGTACCGTATCAAGTGTGACCATACCTTTCGCCGTCACCTTCCTGATTATCAAGGTATCCGAAACCGACTAACCTGCTGGAGGTTGAAAATGACTAAGAAACTTCGCGCACTAACTACTGCGGGTGCTCTGGTACTAGCCGGGGCTTTCGGGGTTGCTGTCGTGGCAACCGGTGGCACTGGTAACGGGGCTACTCTAGGGATGTTCCTGGCTGGGGGCTACGCAGCATATCAGCTCATGCGAGGCGCTAGTGAATAAAGACGTGTGGAAAGCCCTTGAAACCCTCTTTATACGTCTTGAGGGTGCAGGGGCAGACCTGGAACACCACCTTTATAGGCAGGAACGGCTAGAAAAGTACCGCGAGCGCCTACGGGCGGACTCAGATAGGATGTTTGAGCTGTTCGAACCGCTGACACAACATTGTTCTGTTATACGAACCTCATTACCAACCGCCGCGCTGGCAGACCAGCGCATGATATTCATCTTTTAGGAAAGGATACACAATGAATAACTGGATGATTGAAGCAGAAAAATCACGTAACAACCGCGTTTTCGCGGAATATGAAGCGTATAAACATCTCGTAAAAGACCTCAAGGTTACCCCTTTGGTGCTACCTTACAGCGCGCAACAAGAGGTTGGTAAAGAGCTTGATAAAGCACTTGACTTCAAACCAGATGGGTGGGATGTGTACCTACAGATGTACACAGAGCGGGTACCGTTGAAAGGTATCCGGTCAAAGTTTGAGGTTTTCGGGTTGGATGAAAAAGGTACCCGGTACCCTGTATATCAATCCGATTACTTCTATATGCCGCCCAGCTTCTCACACCCGGAACTACAGAACACATGGTTTAGTTTCAAGTGGTACCCGCATGGGGTATGCGCCGGGGGTGTAGTAAACATGGGGGAACTGTACACCGAATCGCGCGTGGGTAGTAGGATTCCCACGCGCCATGTGCTAGTACCTGGTGGGTACACCATCTTCGTACCGAACGTACCCGAAAGCGAGCAAGCATCATGACCGCACACACTATCCACGCGCTACTTCTAGCTGGGGCTTCTTTCCTGTTCATCCTGACCGGTGCTATAGCGTTATACGCTAAGCGCTCTGCGCGCCGGGATAGTGCGCGGTGCAACTACCGCGTAGGGGATGTATACCACGAGGTGTTACCGTCCACCGGGCACGAAGACCTGTACCACGCGTACATGGAACTGCAACAGCGCATCACCGTACTAGAGGAAGACTACTACAACCGACTGGCACAACAGAGGCGAGCGCGCGAAGAGATGATGCACCGCCGCCGTCCTGCACCCGTGCCGGGGGTACGCAAAGAAAATCTAGATAACCGGGCTGGCACGCGCTAGGCACGGTGAGAAGAAAGGTAACCGGGATGGTAAACCTAGAAAATATCCTACAAGAGCCTAAAGTACCGGCGTTTCCTAGCCGGTACTCAGTACGCTACGAAACCTACGCGGTGGCTGAGCGTTTCGGGTTACTCACGTGCCTTATCCGGGATGATAAAGAAGGGTGCTTCGTAGGCATCGGTGTTGTGAAGTACGAACAGAGCGCACCGTATGGGCACTCTAGCCGGGGGGCTATGAGCTACACCATCGCCGATACTATCGGGGCTGTCAATCCTGGTAGCGGTCTGTTCAAGACCTGGGAGGAACTGAAAGAGGTGGCACATTCGATAGCCGTTGATGACGCTATGCGCAACGGGCATCACCTGGTACTTGTGGAAGGAGGCGACTTTTAGGTGAAACGTATCGAAGTTGAGCTTGAGAGAGGAAGTGTCCGCGCTCTTGGAGCTGATAACCCGCTCATGACCCTAGCCGGGGTTATCGAGATGGTACCGCATAGCCGTTCGGCTATCTATTACCGGCTCTCTAACGGTGACTTCCCGCCGCCGGTGATGACCGCGCTAGACGGGGCAGGGCGTGAGCTTCTGCTCTGGGATAAGGCGACGGTATCAGCGTGGGTAGAAGAGAACGCGCCGCGTGCCGGGGGTCGCCCAGTGCGCGGGGTTGAAAAGAAAGGATAATGTCATGGGAAATAAGATAACCTGCGAACAAGTAGAAGAGGTTGCAGAGTTAGTAAACCAATGGGTTGCTGAAAACTTGGAACCTGGTAGTGGTGTCGCCGCCATTACTGCGGAGAAATGCAAAGATGGTACTTCCAAGGTGGTAGCAAGCTCTACCGCTGTTAAAAGTTCATCTGTGACATGGGAAGACCTCCCCTCATTCTTAAATAAAAAACCATACACACAGCTAAAGGCTTATGGTATGGAGCACCCGGTGACCCTTGAGACCAAACCGGAACCGGTGAACCTCTCGCATATGTGGCACGTGTTTGAGACGCGGAACTACCTTACACAAAAGGTTCGGGAAGACCTGGAGTATGCGGTCTCTCGAAACGAACCTGTCAAGCCGGTGTCATGGGTCTGCTTGCCGGGTCTTGGTACCGGTGCCAACGTGCAGGGGGATACCCCGCGTAAGGTGCTAGAAAACGTATTCCTTGCACATGTCTACGCGTTCCTCCGAGGGGTTGTTACAGATAACCGGGGACTAGCGCCCCTGGCATCTCGTGGTGTGAATCGCCCTGAGATAACCGGGCTTTCCAAGCTACCGAAAGTTGTACGTGCCGGAGATGGGAAGTCAGTGAAAGATGTGCTTGGGGCTGTGGCTCTGGAGCTTTCCGTTCGTGGTGTAGAACTGGATGACGGATTCCAAGAAAGTATTTTAGTAGACAACGCTTCAGCTAAAGCCGCTGAGATAGCGGTAGATAAAGCAGCTAAGTACTGGGAATAAAGAAAGGTATCTAAGGCTTTTGAGCAAGAAACGACGTGCCGGGTGGGGCAAGCGTAGCGGGCTGACCTATAATCAGTCACCGCGTTGGAAGCAGATACGCCTTGCGGTGCTCAAGCGAGATGGTTTCCAGTGCACAGCCCTTGACGGGAACACCAACGAACGGTGTGGGCAGAAGGCTACCGATGTAGACCACGTTGAGGGGCACAGCGATGCGTTGGATAACCTGACCTCGCTGTGCTCGCACCACCACCATATGAAGACTAGCGCCGAAACCTACGAGAAGAACAAGGCACGCCGGGATGCAGCTATGCTACGTGCCGGGGATGCTGTTCGCGGGTTAGGTGGGCGGATAGTACCTAAAGGCGATGGGCCTGTAGGAGCTGGCGTGAACTGGGAGAAATGGCGAAAGATTCACGCCGGGCTAAAGAAAGATAACCGGGCTTCGTGAGCCTGGTAGATATGAAAGAAGAACAGTGAAAAGTGCTCGTAAGAAACTCATGGGTCTGGCTCTTGCCGGGTGTCTTGCTCTTAGCTCTGTTGGAGCGGGGGTAGGCGCGGCACCTGCGGCGGCATGGTCGCCTGTGGTAGGTAGTCAATGTCCGCGTGGTGTACAGCCGTGGGTACCTGGTTGGCTACACATGAAATGGTGCAACCAAGGCATCATGTGGTGGGTTTACTGCAAACAGGGAGGTGGTTCACCGTATAGCCATTGCTAAAATTGAGATTCGGTTGATTGATTAGGGACAGAGAAATACCCCCGCACACTAAGAGAGAATTGTGTGCGGGGGTATTTTCTTCAATCACCGACAAACAGGAAACATATAGAGAGGTTTGTGTCCTTCTGTATATGGTACCATATAAATGCGCTTGAGTTAGTTGGTGGGATAGCTAGTCGCTTGGCTAGCGAAAACCCCCGGTCTAGGATGTTCAGTCCTTGCCGGGGGTTTCCTTTTATTGTGGGGTTGTTAGTGCCAGAAGCTGTAGAAAGCCCACATAATTGGGTACATTGCCAGTTGAACGGCACTGTAGCGTACTAACATATATTAGTTTCCTTTGTTGGTTGCCGGTGCCTAGCTGGGGAAATACCCGAATCGATTGAAAAAGTCCATGTAAAAATACACCGGTCCTAAAAGCATGGAGAGAGCGGTCATTAGTTGATTCCTTTCGTTATAAGAAACCCCGCACCACACTGTGTATACAGGCGGTGCGGGTATTTTCTGTTGTGTGAGAACTGTGACACCGCATGAGGCGGATGCTACCAGTATAACAGTTTTTGTTTTAGTAGGGGAAGCCTGGTAGCCAATAACCATTCTGAGAAAAGAAAATAAGGTGATTGATTACCTGGTCGAACATATGAATGCCGGTCATGCCGTGGTCTCCTTGAAGGTAGTTGTTACGAAACAATAACAGTATACCGTATGACAAGGGTGTTTGAGGGTGAATTGTGGCGGCGACACGCCGGGGGTTTCGGCTATTTCGACGTGAAAGTGTGCGCGGTGGCGCTTGACTTTCAGTTGGACATTTTGTTAAACTCGTTATGTGAAAAACGCATTAGAGAAAGATGTCGAAGCGTATCTGGTTCGGCAAGTTCGCGCCCGAGGCTGGGTGACCTGGAAGCTCGCACCGACTGAGGTCGGTATACCAGACCGAATAGTTCTCGTGCCGGGGGGTTCAGTATGGTTCATTGAACTCAAACGCGCACGTGGTGGGAGGGTCTCGGAGCGACAGAAATACATCTTGCGTGTGTTAGAGCGAGGAGGGCATGCCGGGTGTTTGCTTGCCGGGGTCGAGGAAGTAAAGAAATGGTTGGACGAGCGCGATAAGGAACGCGCTTCGGAAATAGTTAGGGATTGAGGAGAGATGGAACCGAACAGGAACAAGAAGAAGGGTGCTTACTGCCCACCTCCGTGCGAAGAGTGTGGCGCTGTCGTAGGGCTTGAGAACCCAGGATGTAAAGAATGTCAGCGGCGCATGCGAGCGCGTGCACACTCACGAAAGTACTACCGTGCCAAGCAGAGGACGAAGAAGCTAGAGGGTACGCCAGTGAGGAAGTACAACATGCTCACCCCGCAGGTTGGTATCGGCGAGGTCAAGGACACTCGGTTAGGCGACGGATATACCGAGCCGGGTACTGTCGATGCTGGGCTTGCCGGGTTCTTGCAACTGCGAGCGCAAAGGATAGCGCGGAAGAACAAGACAGGTGGCACTGGCCGGGGGTCAAGGGCACGGAAGGTAGAAGATGTGATGCGACGAGAGAAGAACTGAGAGGTGTGGGCATGGAAGATATGTTCTTGAAGCTGAGGGACTATCAGCTAGAGGCCGTCGAGTTCCTGCGTGAAGGGTGTGGCGGTAAGGCGTTGTTCCTTGACATGGGTCTAGGCAAGACGGCTACCTGCCTGTCGGCTCTACAGCCACGTCACTTGCCGGCATTGGTTATAGCCCCCAAGCGCGTTGCGGAGAACGTGTGGGAGACCGAGGCTAAGCTGTGGCGACCTGACCTGAGCGTCACCGTCGTCAAGGGAGATAGGGCGAAGCGTGAACGTCTTGCCGGGGCTAAGACCGACCTTGTGGTGGTTAGTCGTGATAACCAAGACGGGTTGCTTTCAAGGGCGGTGACAGGCGGTTTCAAGACGGTGATTATCGACGAGGTTAGCGGGG